GGTGCGCCGCAGACGGTGATCGGCGTCGATGTGGCGCAGGGCGGGGCGGATAACACCGTTCTGGCGCCGCTGTATGGGCACTGGTTCGACAAACTGGTCATCGCGCCGGGCAAGGAGACGCCGGACGGACGATCGGTTGCGGGCCTCGTGACGCAGCATCGGCGGGGCCAGTCCATGATCGCCATGGATTGCACCGGAGGCTGGGGCGGTGCTGCCCGTGAGCATCTGGCGCAGCAGGGCGTGCGTGTGGCGGCGTTCGTCGCCTCGGCCAAGTCCGAAGCCAAGACGCGCCCCAAGGGCGAGCTCGCGTTCGATAACAAGCGCGCCGAAAGCTGGTGGCGCATGCGTGAGGCGCTTGATCCGGCGAACATGTCGGAACTGGCGCTGCCCGATGATCCGGTCCTGAAGGCGGAATTGACCGCGCCGACGTGGTCGCTGCGCCGGGACAGGATTTTGGTCGAAAGCAAAGACGACCTCCGCGAGCGGCTGGGCCGGTCAACGGACCGTGCCGACGCGGTTGTGATGGCATCGCTCTACGCGAACGAGGGCACGCGCACTGTGGTGCGCTCACTGAATTTGACGCCTGACGCTGTTGCGGAAGGCTCTGGCGAGGTTTCGGGGTTCTAATGGCCGGTCTCTTTTCCAAACCCAAGATCACCGTTCCTGCGGCTCCCAAGCCCGTCACGCGCGACGAAGCTCAGTTCACGCTCGATGAGCGTTTTCGCCGTCTCATGCGCCGTGGGCGGCAGGACAACATCCTGACGCGCCGTCGGCGCGCGCTCGGTGGCTCTGTATCGGTCGGCGGCGGTTCGTCGTCCGGCGGTGGGTCGGGCGGCGGCTCAGGTTCTGGTGGCGGCAGCGCTCCCGGCGGTGTTGGGGGCGGCGGCGGCGGTGGGGGTGGTGGCCGCCCGGTGAGTCCGTCGCTCTGATGGAAGACAATGCCGCTTCCTTCCTCGCAGAGTGGGGGAAGCTGAAGGCCGCACGCTCGACGTTCGACCAGCACTGGCAGGAGGTGTGCGAGCGCTTCGACCCGATCCAGGCGCGGTTCTTCGATCAGGACCGCCAGCAGGGCGCGAAGCTCGTCCCGCAGAACTATGACAGCACCGGCATCGCGGCGTCGGAGAAGTTCTCTGCGATCATGGAGAGCGTTCTGACGCCGGGCGGGAAAGAGCCGTGGCACACGCTGACGCCGCCGGGTGAGGTGGAAGACCTCGACCCGACGCATCCCGTGTCGGTCTGGCTCGAACAGGCCAACTCGACTCTCTACAAGACGCGCAACAGCCCGAAGGCGAATTTCCCCGGGCAGCAGTCTCAGGTCTATCGCACGCTCGGCGTTCTCGGCACGGCGTGCCTGTTCATCGACAACGAGCCGGCCAAGGGCATCTACCTTCGCTACCGCGCGATCCACATGTCCGGCGTCTGTGTCGGCATCGACGCCTTCGGGCGCGTGGACCGCGTGCTGTATCGCTACAAGCTGAACGCGCGTCAGGCAGTCCAGGAGTTCTCGAACCGCGGCGACGTGCTGCCGAAGGCGATCCGTGATGCCGCCCTGCGCTCGCCGTCGGAGACGTTCTGGTTCCTGCACTGCGTTTATCCGAACCCGGACGTGACGTTCGGCAAGATCGGCCCGGCGGGTATGAAGTTCGCCTCGCGGCATGTGTGCGAATACGATCAGTCGATTGTGCGCCGCTCCGGCTATCGGACGATGCCGTATGTCGTTCCCCGGTTCTTCATCGGCACGAACGAGGACTATGGCCGCAGCCCTGCGATGTATGCGCTGGGCGATCAGAAGATGCTCAACCACATGGGCGCGTTCCGCTTCCGTGCGGCGCAGCGTGAGCTTGATCCGATCTGGCTGACGACGGACGACGCGGTGATGACGCCGCTCCGCACCCGTCCCGGTTCCATCAACGGTGGCATGCTGAACGACGACGGCAGCCCGCGCGTGCGGCCCATGCTGCCGACGGGCCAGCGGTTTGAGATCGACGCCGCGATCACCGACGAGACGCGCCGGGCGGTCAATGATTTCTTCTACATCAATCTGTTCCAGATCCTTGTCGATACGCCGACGATGACAGCGACTGAGGCGCTGATCCGCGCGCGTGAGAAGGCCGCGCTGATGGCCCCGCCTACAACGCGCATGCAGGCCGAACTCCTCGGGCCGATGGTCGAACGCGAGATGGACCTCCTCATGAACGAGGGGCGCCTGCCGCCGATCCCGCCCGAGCTGGTGGAGATGGGCCAATACGAGATCGAATACCAAAGCCCGTATGCCTCGGCGGCGGAAGCGGACCGCGCGTCGTCGGTGCTCCAGACGTTCAACGCCGTCGCGCCGCTTGTGCAGTTCGAGCCGGACATTCTCGATAACTTCCGCCTCGATAACATGGTCCGCACGGTCGCCAAGGGGTTCCGCGTCCCGGCCGACGATCTCGCGACGCCGGAGGAAGTGCAGGCCAAGCGCGACCAGGCAGCGAAGCAGAAGGCTATCGGGGCGATGGCTGGCGCTGCGAAGCCCGTTGCGGGCGCTGTGAAAGACCTCGCGCAAGCCGCCACGATGGGCGCGGCCTAAGTGGCATTGCTGCCGAATTGGGCGCTGGCGGTGTTTCGCCGGCGGCTGAAGCTGCGTGACGCCTACAAGACCTTTTGGCGCACGCCGGAGGGTAAGGCCGTGCTGGCTGACCTTCACGCGTTCTGCGGGATGGATCATCCGATCATCGCGACGGACGACGTGAACATGACGATGAGCCGCCTCGGGGCGCGCTCGGTGTTTCTGCGGATACGCAGGAAGGCTCGTCTGACAGACGAGGAAATCTTCGCCGCCGTTGAGGCGCAAGCCAAAGAGGACACGAGTGACCGAAGCTGACGCCGGGGCCGCTGCGGCGACACCCCCGAACGATGCCGCGACCAACATTCCGACGACTGACGCAAAGGCCCCCTCACCGGGGCCTTCGTCGTTTCTGGACTATGTCAACAGCCTTCCCGACGGCGACCCCAACAAGGCGCACGCGCTGAAGAAGGGCTGGAAGGACTGGACCGATCCGATCAAGGCGCACGACCACGCAGAACGCGCGATCGGCGACAAGGTCGCGCTGCCCAAGCTGGACGACCCCGACGCCGTCAAGGCGCATCTCGTGAAGCTCGGCGCCCCCGAAGACGGCAAATACGATCTGAAGGTCGAAGACGGCATTCCGGTCGATGAGGGCCTGAAGTCCACGTTCGAGCAGACGGCGGCCGAGATCGGCCTTCTGCCGCATCAGGCGCAGCGCCTGCTCGATATGTGGAACGGCGCGGCGAAAGCGGCGCAGGCCGAAGCGGTAAAGACCGCCGAAGCCAAGGACGCGGCGAAGGAAGCCGCGATTGAGGGCCTCCGCAAGGAGTGGGGGCCGGACAAATTCGAAGCGCAGATGACGCTCGCCACAAAGGCGGCGGCGTTCGGCGACTTCCCCGATGAATTGCTGACGGCGCTGGAAGACACGCTGCCGGGCGGCACCAAGAGCTTCATCGAGTGCATGGCCCGAATTGGCGCACTCGGCACTGAAGACCAGTTCGGACAGGGCACGGGCGGCCAGCCCCCCGCCTCCGCAAAATCGCTGGCCGATCGCCTCTACGACAAAACCCCCTCTCCGTAAGGATTTCCAAACATGGCAACGTATCCGACTCCGTCGGGTGCGGTGACTTTGCTCGACTGGGCGAAGTCCACCGACCCTGACGGCAAAACCGCCGACGTGGCGGAACTGCTTTCGCAGTCCAACGAGATCTACTCCGACATGACCTACATCGAGGGCAACCTGCCTACGGGTCATCAGGCGTCGATCCGCACCGGCCTGCCTGAGCCGATCTGGCGCAAGCTCTATCAGGGCGTTCCTCCCTCGAAGTCGCTGCGCGCGACCGTGACCGACAGCGTCGGCATCCTGGAGTCGCGCAACGAAATCGACGTGAAGATCGCGACCCTGAACGGCAACGTGAACGCGTTTCGCCTCTCCGAAGGCAAGGCGTTCATCGAGTCGATGGGCCAGAACTTCGCCGAGACGCTGATCTACGGCGACAGCTCGATCAACCCGGAACGCTTCAACGGCCTCGCCGTCCGCTACAACACGATCTCGACCGGCACGTCCGAAGTCGCCAAGAACGTCGTTTCGGCCGGCGGCTCGGGCAACTGCACCTCGGTGTGGCTGGTCGTGTGGTCGCCGGAGACGGTCACGGGCATCTTCCCGAAGGGTTCGAAGGCTGGTCTCCAGCACGAAGACCTCGGCATCATCGACGCGTTCGACTCGTCCAACGCCCGCTTCCGCGCCTATGCGGATCGCTGGGAACAGGTCGGCGGCATCCACATCAAGGACTGGCGCTACGTCGTTCGCATCGCGAACATCTCGGTTTCGGACCTTCTGGCCGGCACCGGCACGCAGCTCAACACGGCCTCGACCTACCTGCCCAAGCTGATGGTGAAGGCGCTCCAGCGCATTCCGATGGTCGGCAAGGGCAACGCGGCGTTCTACGCGTCGCGCACCGTCAAGGAGATGCTGGCCGTGAACGCGCTCGACAAGTCGAACGCGATCCTCTCGATCCAGGACGCCTTCAACCAGTACGGCCAGATGGGTCCGGCTGCTGTTGTGCGCCCCGGCGGCCTCGCCTTCCAGGGCGTGCCGGTTCGCACCGTGGATCGCATCCTCGAAACCGAAACCGCGCTGACCTAAGCGCAGAGGAGAATATCCATCATGTATGTCGATAAGCAGTTGGAGTTTTCCGACGCTCAGGCGGTCACCTCCACCGCCATTTCGTCCAACGTGTATGACACGCTGACGAAGACCACGGGCGCCGCGACCATTTCGAGCGCGACGGCGGGCAACACCCGTCTCGACCTCGGTGGTCAGTTCCAGAATCTCTATCTGGTCATCCAGACGGCGGTCGCCATCACCGACACCGGCTCGGACGCGACCCTCGTGGCGACGTTCGAAACGGCCGATGACGTTGGCCTCTCGACCAACGCCACGGTTCTGCTCTCGTCCGGCACGCTGGCGTTTGCGACCTACGCCACGGCGGGTTCGCAGATCCTTGTCGCGAAGCTCCCCGCGGCTCTGTATCGCCGCTACATCGGTGTTCGCTACACGGTTGCTTCCGGTCCGTTCACGGCCGGCGCTATCGATGCGTTCATTACGACCACGCCGCAGATCAACCGCATCTACAAGTCGGCCTTCACGGTCCAGTAAGGGGAAGCTGACATGGCGCGTGTAATCGCAACCGAGACGGGTCACGACGGCATCCAGGTCCGCAGTGCGGGCGAGGAGTTCGACGTGGCCGACGAGCGTCTGGACAAGGACGGCAAGCCTGCCGACGGATCGACATGGTTCGTCGGTGTGGCGAGGGCCCCCCGGATCAAGGCGCCGAACCCCAATGCCCGGCCTCCGGGTGCCGGGCCTCGGCCTGCGAGCCGCGCGTCTGAAGCCTCCTGACACAAGACGGCCCGGCCTAACCCGCCGGGCCTCTTTTCTTTCTGACACAGGCCGCCTCCGGGCGGCTTTTCCTTTGGTGAGATGAGATGGCGCAGTCAACAATCCTTGCGGCGGGCACGACCGTTGCGACGTCTACCAGTGTGACCGTGCCTGCGGGCGGCGTTGTCACGCTCGGCATTTTCGTGGCCTCTGGCGCAATTCCCCCGGACGCCTCGTTCCTTGTGAACGTGACGACGCCCGGCGCGGTGCTGCCGATTGGCTCACTGAACAACATGAACCCGACGATGGTCATTCCGGGTCCCTGCGCTGTCACCGTGACGCGCAACTCTGCTGGCGGCGCTGGCACGTCGGTGGGCGTGTTTGCCGAAAGCGGCGATGGGATGCAGGTGGCGGGGACTGTGGCAGGCGGCGGCACTGCAGCCAACCCGGTTGGTGTTGCTGGCCGCGACCCCAACGGCGTGTCGCTGCGCTATCTCCGCGCCAGCACACTTGGCGACCTTTACACGGAAGGCGGCTCGACCGTCTCCAAGCTCGCCTCCGCTGCGGCGACCAACAACAGCACGAACATGAAGTCGAGCGCGGGCAAGCTCTTTGCCGTGCAGGGCTTCAAGGCGACGGCTGCGGCGTGCTGGGTCAAGTTCTACAACAAGGCATCGGCCCCGACCGTCGGCACCGATCTGCCGTTTATCTCGCTTTACTGCCCCGCCTCGTCGCCGTTCCTGTTCACGTATCACGGCGGCATCCAGTTTGGCACGGGCATTGGCTACGCCATCGTCACGGGCGCGTCCGAAACGGACAACACGGCTGTGGCTGCCGGTGACATTCTGAACCTCAACATCCTCTACAC